TGGAGTGACTGCTGGGCTACCCTGGCTGACTACTACCCTGAATCTAACTACGAATTTGGTGATCCTAAGTATTACCCAGACGACACTGTTGAGGTGTCATGTACTGTCATCATTAAAGAAGGTGAGCATGCGTTCAGTCGCATCATGTACCTACCTGTCATGGATCATCGAAACAACTCAGTCCCCAACCCAACTTCACGGCAGATCAGTGACGCTCGACAACGCTGCTTGGTCAAGGCAGTTGCCGTAGCTACAGGACTTGGACTGTATATATATCGTGGCGAGGATATACCTGCTCAGGGTAAGCCACCTATTACAGCGGCATTGCGTAATCGTTTCATCAAGACAATCAATCTACACCTTGAGAACAACGATGGAGCTGGTGCTAAAGAAGTGTATGAAGAGCTATGCGAAGACCCTCAAGTGAAAGACTACGTTAAGTCTGAGTACATCAATAGTGAACATGATGGCGCTAACAAACTAAAGCAATTTACATTGCTTGTTAATGGAGAATCTAATGCGTAAAAGATCAATGGAAAAAGTTGTATGGGAGCTGCTTGATATGCACCCTAATATGACACCTTATAAAATTTCTAAAAAGTATGGGATAGCAACTAGCTGCGTTTATCGACACAAGAAAACGTGGGAAGAAAACAAATCTAAACAACAACTCACTGTACCTAACCATTACAAAGCTTCTGACATACGCCTTGGCGTTGTTGGTGGTTTTGTCCTCGGTATCATTTTTACAATAACAGCGGCATCAGTCGCAGGAGTCCTTTAATGGCTGAATACGATAACAACAATGAAATCGCAATCTGGAAGAACGATAACCGTGAAACAGAAAAGCACCCGCACTACAAAGGTAACGGCATAGTTGACGGTATTGATTATTGGGTATCTGCATGGCGAGCAGCAGAGGATGCTAAGCCTAATTCACCAGTGCTGAAGCTAAGACTGACTCCAAAGGATAAGGATGCAGCGCCTAAAGCAGCTCCAGTTAAGGAAGCAGACCCATCAGAAGACATTCCCTTTTAATGAACTATTATAACGAGTTCGATCCATTTGCAGCGAGCTGGTTACGCCAGCTCATTGCTGATGGGTTAATACCACAAGGGGAAGTCGATGAACGATCAATCATTGATGTCGATCCTTCAGACCTTGAAGGGTTTACGCAATGTCATTTCTTCGCTGGAATCGGAGGTTGGAGCTATGCTCTCCAACTCGCAGGATGGGAATCAGCTCGACCTGTTTGGACAGGATCACCACCCTGTCAGCCTTTCTCAGTTGCCGGAAGTGGAAAAGCCCAAGAAGATGAGCGACACCTCTGGCCTCACTTCTTCAATCTCATCAGAGAGTGTTCGCCTCCAACAGTATTTGGCGAGCAAGTTGCCTCAGCAATTAGAACAGAGTGGTTCGATGATCTACAAGCTGACATGGAAGCAGAAGGTTACGCCACAGCAATGGCAGTATTGCCAGCTTGCAGCGTCGGTGCCCCGCACAAAAGGGAACGACTTTTCTTCGTGGCCAACGCCAGCAGCAAGGGATTACAAGGGAGCCAACAGCATTCCAAATACCATCAAGAAGATGGAGAACGGAGAGAGAGCGCACATGGGACAGTTAGCCAACTTTGCTCCAGTAATGGTTCCCTGGGGAACACCGAATGCGATGGACTCGATGGCTCCGAGATCGGACGAGGCTCTAGCAAGAGCAAAGCAAAAAGCTGGATGCAGCAACATCAAGGATCAAGTGCCATTCAATGCCGAGATGGCAAATGGAGAGAAATCCCAACTGAACCCGCGCTTTTCCCTTTGGCTTATGGGATACCCAATCGAGTGGGCTTACTCAGGGGAGCAGGTAACGCCATTGTCCCGCAAGTCGCAGCGGAAATCATAAAGGCTTACATGGAATATCAGGCATAAAAAAGCCCCCTTGCAAATACATCCAAATCACAGGAGAGTGAAGGGATAGGGGGCTTATCCTTGAGAGCAAAGGAGCAAATGTGCCAACTACAACTTCAAGCTCAAGGAGTAAGCTAACTATAGCATGTTAAACGTACTTAACAACCCCCTTTAAGTGTTTAATTTTAAGTGACTTAGCAGGGGTTCAGGCAAAAAAATGCCCCGTAGAGGATACGGGGCTAAGTCAACTAAAGGAAAATCTGATGAAAAAAGAATCAGAAACATCGACCTTTGCGGGAACGATGGATTAACTATACACAATCAATCTTGGCTGTCTACAAGTATCACCACTTAGTCTTGTTGGCCCAGTAAGCAGCAGACATTTTGCCTTTGGCAATATTCTTAGCGTGTCTAGCCTTGAATGCTTTGTTGCGTTTAGAGCCGTCAGGAGAGCCTGTAACGCCTTGTTGACCAAAGCGTATGGTCTTAGTCTTGCCGCCCTCTTTAGCCACGACTACATGGCTTTTAGTGGGATGATTCGGAGTACGCTTAGGCTTGTTGTAGCCTGATACTCCGATACGACCTAGCAGTCCGTTTTTTCTTTTCTCACGCATTGTAGAGTCCAGTTCTCATTTGTTCACTGAGTTCAAGTGCTCTCTTGCCCACATCACTAGCCCACTTACTATTAAGCATTTCTTGAGCAGCCACTTCAAAATCATTGTCCTCGATGGCAGCCCACATCATCTTGAACTGACGTAGTTTAGTCAGCCCCAGGTTGAATGCCATGTTGATCAAAGTCATCTTGCGCACAGTATTAAGCTCTCTGACAATCGGGAAGGCTTTGCCTAGCTCAGACGAGTACAGCATCAAGTCATTCTCAAGCAGCATCATGGCCTCTGCATAGCTGATACCACGATCCTCGATGTTACGACCAACCCCGATAGTGAGCTTGCCAGCAGTACATTTGTACGGCATCAGCTCTAGCCCTTCATGTTTAACAAGCTGAAGTTTTAAATCGTCTAGTGTCATTTCAGCCCCTTGAATTTATTGATACCGCGCAGACCAAAGCTCGCAGAGATAGCCGCAAGCACTGCCCACTGATACCACTCAGGTGTTTGTTGTAAAGCCTCAAACCCTGCCATGATGTACGGCACAGCATCAGGAACAAAGGCACCGATTAACGGAATGCTCAGGATGATAGTGAACCACTCGTCTTTCCACGAGCTGGCTGCACCCTTAGCCATGATCTGTTCCCAGTTGCCTTCGTTCTCAAGGACTCTAAGCTTGGCTTGCTGTTTAGCCTTAGCTTCATCTGCTTTGCCTTTAACCCAAGACCCTGCAATCTCGCCAACTGCACCAATAATTGCACCAATCATTTCTTTTCACCCCCTAGTTTGAGGTTAGTTACAGAAAAATATGCACCCACTAAAGCCGCGATACTGACGTAGTAGATGTTGCTCATAGAGGCGAGGAGATCAGCAGCTTTATCAAGACCCATAAAGCTAGACACCACAACCCCACTAGGATAAACAAGCATACCAATGAGGCTAAACCACGCCATACGTCTTTGCGAATCTCTCTTGAGGTTTTCATCGATGAGCCTTTCACGTTCAAACTCCAGACGCATAGACTCCCATTCAGCTTTGTCCACATGACCGTTCTGGTCTTTGTCTGCTTGCTCAAATCCTGTCATTGATCAATACTCTAATCAGCGGTGTGGTGTTGCATTAGTTTACTTTTTGTAAAACAAATCTTCTTATTGGCATGCTCGCACCACATCGCTATTTACTTTCCTTTAGCCAAGCACTTACCAGCAGCTTTGCACTTAGCCTTGCTCTTGCAGCCTGAACACGTTGCAAAACCTTTTGATTTTGACATTTTCTTAGCCATAGTCTTCGCCATGCGCTGACCTTTCTTTGGATAATCTGGCATTGTTAGCTCCTATATTTAGCGGTTTTCTTTGCGATTGATTTGGGTTGTGAAGAATGTTGTTTACCTGACTTACTGGCTTTACGCTTTGCCCTTGTTGTGGCTGCATACTCAGCAGGGGATAACGCCTTTATAGCGGCAGACGGTAGATACCTTTCACCCGTAGCCTTTGGGCCTTGAGTGCTAGGCTTGCCTGACTTGGTGCGCCATTTCTGTTTAGTCCAATCCTTCAGGCTTTGTTGAGATTTCTTTAGTGGCATTACTTGTAACCTCCACCTTTAGCTTTGTACTGACGGGCAAGCATCTGCGCCTTTCTTGCAGACCATTGCCCTGGCTTTCCACCTTTGCCGCCAGACTTGATCTTCTGAAATAAACGCTTACGCATAGTGGGCATCGTGTAGTTGCCAGCTTTATTTACCGTAGACATTATTCTGCTGTCCCCTGAATCATAAGAACCAATACTAATATTAGACCAAGTGTGGCAACAGCAAGAACAGTTACAAGTATGGCTGCACCAATGTCTTTTAACTTCTGTATGCGCTCTTGTTCAGCATAGACTGTGCGTTGTCTTTCTTTGCGTATGTCAGACTCTAACCGTAAGAATTGCTCCCACCCGTGTTTCCCCTGACTGTACTGAATCATAATACGCAGCTCGTCCCGCTGCTTCTGAGCTTGTAACTTTGCTGCGTACATATCCATAGCCTGTGCTTGGATACTCTTGCCACCTTTGGGGATCAACGATTTGAACAGGGAAGGCTTTTTCTCTCTTTCCAACGCCTTGTCGATATCCGCTACTGCACCCGCCCACTGACTCAGTTGGCTCATGCAATCTTCCAGCTCCCTTCCGGCCTCGACTAAGGACTTCAGCCCCTTGAATGCTGCTGATGCCGTAGCTACTAAGGTTACTGGGTCCATCGATCATGCCTAACTATCGGCTAACATCTTCAGCAAGAGAATAATAATCGCACCACTGGTGCCAATCATAATTGCTTCAAGACGCTTGATCCGAGTAAACAACTCTTTAAACTGCGTATCTACTTCTTTCTTTAGCACAGCTAAATCCTTATCAAGTTGGTGTAAATCTGGATCGCTCATAACAAGTCCTCAATTAAAACGGCAAGCCATGAGCTGCGCTGGGTAGTGAATCAATATTGTCTTGAAGGTTTGAGCTGATAGCTGTTAATACAGCATCTTCAAACTGGTCATTAATCCAACCTGACATCATTGCCTCAGTGACATTCTCAAAGGCAACCATATCTTCAGGCTGATCTTCAAAGTCAACCACATAAGGATGAGAGTAAACTGTCTTGCCTTCGCTAGTTAGCGTGAAACAGAATGACACTGACGTAATGAAACCAGTATCAGAGTTACGAATTGAATTAAATATAATGGTGTTCATTGCCTAACCTTTAAGTCACTAAAATCTGCATACAATCTTCTACAACCGATGAATATGAACCTGTGCTCGATGTGTTGTAGTAGTTT